ATGTGGAACGTATGTTAGGTCTACACCATCTAGTCTTGGTTTACGTTGACATACATGTTTGTTTATATTGTATGTCTGTTTTGATATTGCCATAAGCAAATCGCATGATTCATATGCATTTTCATTCCAATGTGGGTATGGTAAATCGTCCCAAATATTGTAATACATAATTGGAATGTGCTGGCGGATCTCATGCTCCATCTGATATAGCCAACCCCAAAATCTAGGATCAGTAAAATGCAATATAGCATCAATTTCTTCAGTTGCCAATATATGTCGTATTAAATCGGGAGTACCATATCCAGAAACGGGATATATCTTAACACTTGCATCCAATACACCGGTATCATCTGCTACAGCTTGTGATAAATCCAATTGCTTTCCAGCCTCAGGATGATTCATAGCTCCACCGATCTGTACCCAGTCGTACCTATCTACTGTTCCAGTGATTATTGATTTTGACATTGTACCAATGCCAGAATTCAATCTAAAGTCATCACCAAGGAATAGTATTTTCTTCTTCTTCATAATATAACCTACTTTTTTGTTGTGTTCATATAACGTTTATTTAGTATAAGTATCATTTTAATTTATGATAACGACCGATTTTCCCAACTTTTTTGTATGTTTTATCGTGTCCATTGGACCATTTGCTTTCACGTTTGATGGTATAAACGCAATTAGACAATTAATATCCTTTGCTAACATTTTATTTCGATGAAAAAAGTTTTTTGGCGCGTAATCTTTGTTGTAAAAATGCTCATTCATGGCTGAATAAAGGTTCTTTTGTGTATGTGATGGATTATGTTCTATATATTTGCAGCCTAACACTAGTGCATATTTTCTAATGAATTTGTCTGCTCCAGCTCCACTTCCACTCGATATTATTACCAATTCTTCACCAAATCGCTGTTTTAGCTGATATATTACATCTTTTATTTTGCGGCCATTGTTGTAATAATTACTACCTATTAATCCTATCCGCATCGTAGTTGTCTTTGTTTTGGTGGACATAGGTCGTGCTCTTTCTTAAACGGACAGTATGTACAATCAGTTTTATATGCAGGATATTCTGAATCTTTGTTGTATGATCCATCTGCGTTAAATGCAGTTTCAACAAACTCCTTCATAATATCATCAGTCTTTTTTATGGATGGTTTACCAGATGCCGGCTTATAAACTTGTACTCTAGGTATCTCAAAATCTGCGCCTTCCCATATCTTACGTTTTACAATAAAATATTCTATTTCAATATTTTTTATATCAACGTCATATTGTCTAGCAAAAAAGTGCTTGTATAGCCTAAGTTGGTTTCCCTCTTTCTTGCGCTTCTTATCTTTCCATCCCATATATGAAGTTTTAATGTCGATGATTTTAATTGTATCACCATCTTTAATAACCAAATCCATGAATCCCATGAACATTATATTTGAGTTGTATTCTACTTCATGAAATATTGGCATTTCAATACCAACTAATTCCATTTTTGTTTTTGAAAAATATCTACTTCTAGTTTTTTTGAAATATTCAATAATAGCGACACCGTCTAAATAAAAATCTCCCATTTCAGTTGGATTACTGAAGTGGTCACCACCTTGCTCCTCTACTCGAGTTGCATAGTCAGTGGACATTTTTGTCTTTAACATTTCTATCAGGTCAAGTTGTTCAGCCGCTACGATAGATGTATTGTACATTATATCTAAATATTCCTGTAGAACCTCATGCATCGCTGTTCCAAACACTAAGAACATATTTGGTTCAAAGCGTTTGTGTCCATCAATTCTCTGTAGTTTCCAAGATAGTGGGCAATTTGCATATGTTCCGAGTTGAGAATACGATATCGTTTTCTTTCCCATCTTTTTTGCAGCTATTGCGTAATCCAGTGGTGTCTTAAGTTGTGCCATTATTGTCTTTTTTGTATTTCTCTATTAATATACCATGCAGCTTTTTGTAAATCTTCAATTGTATTTGCTTTTTTACCAGCTCTCAATGTGTATTTTATAACATTACCCAAACAAAAGTTCAAGTCATATTCTTCAATTATCTTTATAACCTCAAACGGGTTGGACTCACCCCCATAATGTTGGGGATGGTCTACCTGTTCTCTAATCATCGTTATTTGGCTTTGGTAAAAAACCATCGTTGATATTTCCACATGACGTACATGTGTATACCTGTAACGGTATCAATGAATCCTTTCCGTTTGGAGATAGGATCGCTGATAATTTCTTGAACATAAACGCCATACTAAATGTTTGACATTCACACGATTCGCATGTAACATCTGTTAAATCGCTTGGATTAACACTGATTTGCTGTTCTTGGTCTTGGTTCATATTGATCTCTTTTCCCATTATTACATTCCTAATCCAGCCAATGGATTCGCAGCTGGTTTTGCGTCTGTTTTGGTTGATACTACAACACATTCAGTAGTTAGCATTGTTCCTGCGACCGATGCCGCTTTTTCAAGAGCTACCCTAGTTACCTTCACTGGATCAATGATTCCTGCTTCCAACATATCTACAACTTTTTCTGACCTTGCGTCATATCCTATCGTATTTGTTGTTGATGCTGTTGACTGTATACTGTTCCAGATTACATCTGAATTTAATCCAGCATTCTCCATAATCGCTCTGAATGGTGCTTGCATTGCCTTTCTAACAATGTCAACTCCCATATTCATATCGGCTATTTCAAATGATCCGAAGTCAATATCATGTGACAATTGCATTAATGCTACTCCACCACCTGGGATAATTCCTTCATCTACAGCTGCGCGAGTTGCAGCTAATGCATCCTCTACTCTGTCTTTCTTCTCGTTCAATGCTAATTCAGATTCTGCGCCAATTTTCATTATTGCAACACCACCAGCTATTTTACCTAGACGTTCTTGTAGTCCCTCAATCTCATATGTTGAGTCTGATTTATCTATTTGTGCCTTGATTTCGTCTATTCTATTTTCGATTGCTTCAGCAGTTCCACCACCATCTACAATGATAGTTGATCTATTATCGCATGTTAACGTTTTCGTTGTACCGAACCATGATGGATCAAATTTGTCTAACTTCATTCCCTTTGTTGGTGAAATAACTGTTGCGCCGGTTAGCGCTGCTATATCGCCTAGAATTTCAGCTTTACGATCACCATATCCTGGTGCCTTGATACATGCAACCTTTAGTGTACCTCTAGAATTATTAACGATTAGGCCTGCTAGAGCTTCACCTTCAATATCATCTGCAATAATGAACAGTTGTTTGTCCTTAGCAATACAGTATTCTAGTGGCTTAACTAAATTCTTAAGATTATTTAGTCTTGCATCATAGATCATTATAACTGGATCAGCCATTTCAACTTGCATTGCGGTCTGATTGTTTATGAAATATGGTGAAGAATAACCGTTTGGTAATTGCATACCCTCAACGACATCAAGTTCATCATCAGCTGTTCTAGATTCCTCAACTGTTATAACTCCTTCTGCTCCAACCTTGTCCATGGCTGCTGCAATTAGGTTTCCAATGTGAGCATCGTTATTCGCAGATATCGTACCAATTTGTGCAATATCTTCTGTTCCGCGTACGTCTTTTGCAATGTTACTCAAACATCCAACAACGTCCTTTACAGCCAAATCAATACCACGCTTAAGCTCAACTGGATTTGCGCCATTACTAATACATCTATATCCTTCAGTCAATATTGCATGCGCTAAAACGGTTGCAGTAGTTGTACCGTCTCCGGTTACATCATTTGCCTGCTGTGATACTTCTTTCACCATTTGTGCACCAGCATTCTGCACTGGATCAGCTAGTTCAATTTCCCTTGCAACCGATACACCATCCTTTGTTGAGAAATATTCACCATTTCGCTCCAATACAACGTTTCGTCCCTTGGGTCCAAGTGTAGCCGTAACTGCTCTTGCTAATTCGCTTACACCAGCTAGTAATTCTTCTCGAGCTTCAGCTCCAAATTTTAATTCTTTTGTCATTTTTTATGCCTCTAATATGGTTAGTACATCTACTTCACGGAGAATCAAAAAATCCTCTCCATTTAATTCCAATTCTTTTGCGCCATACTTTGGATATACAACCGTATCTCCGACTTTACATTGCATTTTACTTCTATTTCCATTCTCAAGAACTCGTCCTGGACCAACTGATACGATTTCACCAATTAGTGTTCCTTCTTGGGTTGTATCTGGTATAATAACTCCACCTGACGTTTGTCCGGTTTGTGTTGATTGCTTCAATATGACTTTATCGCCTACTGGTATA